TTATATTTCTTGATTGTAGTGTATCACCGCCTCGTTCTCGCCGTCCAGATACACGTTGAACGGCTTGCCCTTTAAGCTCGGTCGCTTGCCAATTATCCACTCGTATAAAGCGTTGAAATCGAACTTCCACATCGGGGAGTAGGGGTATTTCATCGTGGCGATGAATGTCTCGCCCCCCCCCATTGGCCTCATGAGGTCGAACGATAGGGTCTCCATACTAGAAGACCCTAAAACCATATTTTCATTTTTTTATTTGAGGAATACTTTCCAGCTTCGCCTTTCGGAAAGTAGAAAATCAACCTATTATCCACCGCATTGGTTATCGGGACACGGTTCGTTGTAACTTAGCCAACCGTGCAAGAGCATATACGCATCTTTTTACGTGGGGGTAGCGTCGTTACCCCACAACTTCCTCTCTCTATCACTACCGCGTCGAAAGCAACATGTGTCCGCAGTAGGAAAATAGGTACTCGCCTCCTTTCAAAACATTTACCGCTTGTTCTTTTTCACTTCAACCTCTCCAACGTGAAGCGAGTGTTGTTGTCAAACCCTGTCAGCTTGAACTCATAGTCGCCGTGTTTCTTGTCGTGGTTGATAGTACATACCAATGCCTTTAGCGACTCGAAAGTAGTAGGAAAGTCCTTAACGTTCATTTTCACGCTCTCGCCCACTCTCATCGTCTTAATTGAAGCCTTGGCGTTAGGCACTCTCACTATGTGAAAGCCCTCCTTCTTCTTTTTTTTCTCTATTTCTTCCATATCTCTAATTTGTCAATAATGGTAGCCTGCGCTGCAATAGCCAGACCTTGAAAAAGTCCAGCCTTGCAGCGCAGGCATATATTCTCGGAATCAGTTAATGTGGAGGCTCGTTCCCACGCGTTTTATAGCCTTTACCCCCAATGAGTGGAGGAGAGCACCGGGTCAACTTTTATCCGTTTTCGGCCTTGTCTCAAAATGTCAAAGAACTCTTTTAAACAGATTTTGCCCTCTTTTCTTTGGTTTTTACCATAAAAGTGATTATCTTTGCAATTAAAATTGCTCGATAACCAGGGCGTAACTCCTGTTTTCGGGTGCAAAGTAAGTGGTATTTCTTGGAATATCCAAAAAAATCCATTAAAGACCACTATAAATAAAGTATTATTAACGGTAATAAATAGATTTTCACAAAATGGAGAACTCGGGTGTAATTAAACGCATTGAAGAATTTGTAGAATACGATGCCCTCTTGTCGTATTCTGCTTTTGCCATCAAAGTAGGCATAGACCCCTCCGGCTTTCATAAAATGCTTAAAGGGCAAATGCCCATTACCAAAGGCGCACTGAATAAAATAGCGACAGCCTATAATTTAAGGCTCGAATGGCTGTTAACAGGCGAAGAGCCGATGCACAGAGCCAAGTCTGCCGCCGCTCCAATACTTGATGCTTCGGATATACATAAAACGGATGTCAAAGGCAACAACAATAGTAATGTTGGAATACACAACGACAGTGAAATCATAAAAGGTCTGCTTGCTTCTCTTTCAGAAAGGGATAAACAGATAAACAACTTACTCGCTCTTTTGGAGCAAAAGGATAAACAGATAAATGAGCTAATCGACAAAATCACTAACTTTGAACTATGAAAATTAATAGGATTAATCTTGGCGAAATGGTTCGCCAACAAGTAGAGGAAAAGCATCTCTCCAAAGCGAAATTCGCTGAAAGTGTGGGAATTGCTAGGCAGAACATTGAAAAGACAGTGTTTCAAAAGCATAGCATCGATACCGATTTGCTGTGCCGTATTAGTGAAGTTCTTGAATGTAATTTCTTCGATTACTTTCAAGATATGGACTCTAGTAATACAAAGGATTACACCACTAAAGAGCTGCGTGCTACCCTAACCATTGAGATGGGTACGGAGAAGCAAGACAAGGTGGTGCGCTTCGTATTCGGTAAAAACAATATTGAAATTTCAGATAAGTGATACCTGCGGAATCACCAAGAGATTTCGTCAACTATCTGATATTCAAGACATTGGCGAATTTTTAGTTTTAACGATTGACTACAAAATGACTACAAGGGAGGAATGAACTATGAAAATTGAATACAGGTTATCTACAGTGGTTGATGTTCGTGGAATGTCGGAAATATTGCTGACCGCAAGGAAGAGGAGCGGCAAGAAGGTAATAACAATGAGGGCGAAGCCGCCGCCGTGGCGAGGATACCGCTACACCCGAAGGCTCTTGAACTAATCGAGAAATACAAGGGTGTGGATAGGCAAGGCAGGCTGTTCCCTTTCATCAGCGACCAGAAGTATAACGAGGCTATTAAGGAGATATTCTCGAAAGCAGGCATCACTCGGCAAGTGGAGGTGCGCAACTCGCTCACTGGGGAGATAGATCTTCGCCCCATAAACGAGGTGGCTTCGTCGCACATGGCTCGAAGGACTTTTATCGGCAACGCTTACCAAAAGGTGAGTGACCCGAACATCATAGGGAGGATGTCGGGTCACGTCGAGGGTAGCAGGGCTTTCGCCCGATACCGCAAGATTGAGGATGATACGCTGCGGAAAGTTATAGAGCAGCTATAATAATTAATATTAAGGTTCGCGCGTGCGTACCAAAAGCGTTACAAATGTTTATTCCTTTGAGGTGGATGATACGCTAAGAGTCTCCCCCCCGAGATGAAATCTGTCAAGAAATTACCAATCCCTAGGGTGCTTGAACTGAATCCAGGCCCCCCTTGTATGTCACGCTATCTTTCGTAAGTTGAATGTCCCGGACATACACAAGCATGAACGCGTCGCCATTGCTTTCACATCCGACGGTCTCGTCCTTTCCATACCTCGCTACGCTGCCTTGGTCGTAGTGGATGTAGGAATCGTAGAGGTTTTCCGTAGTGGAGTACGCATTAATGGTACTGTAATGGTAACTTTGGTTTGGCTTTATGTTGACCTTGTTGCCGTTCAGGTTCTTTATGTATAAGACGTAGCCGTCATCATACGTCCGCATTGTGGGGAGCGTGATCGTGATTTCTGTCTTATTGACGCACGCGATGACGTGCGCGCCCCTCGTCAGGGTCGTGGTGGAACTGACGGCCTGCGTCTTCAGGCATAGCCCGGCAGTCCAGCCGCCAGTCAGGTTGATGGCGTAATTCTCGTAGCTGTTCTGCGCCCCCGCGGATATGGCGACATTAGCATAAGTACCCCAGGAGATGTCGCCCTTCTTCTTGTTCTCGAACCTTGCGACGCACCTCGCCGCCGTCTCCGACGGATAGACGTTGCCTCCTATGCCTGCGAACGTGCCGTACGTGTCGTTGCGGAAGATAATGTAGGCATCGTTATTAAGGCCATTATTTGTAAGCCCATTACCACTGATATTAAACCCTGCGATTTTTCCGCTCGTGGCGGTCATATTGGTAAAAGTGCCGTTATCGAACCTTCCGCTCGTGGCTTTGACCTCGCCGGTGAAGCTGCCGCTCGTGGCTTTGATCTCGCCGGTGAAGCTGCCTGCGGCGAAGTGTACCGCTCCAGTCCTGAAGTTAATGCACACGTTCGGGACGAAGGTGGCTTTAGTGTCTCCGCCGCTCCATGACGCGGTGCTATATGTCGTCGGTGCGGTTGGGGTGGAATCAAGGGAGAATATCCATGGCCCGAATGTTTCTGTCGTGCCGACGTACTTATATTCGCACATCACTGTCGCGCCTGCCACAAGCTCGACTTCTTCCGAACTGACGACCCCGTAGCTGGAAGAGCCAGTGCACATGTATAGAGTATACATCTTGGTCGTCGCATTGTAAACGAAGAAATATTGCCCAACGGACACTTTCCCGAGTGTCATAAACGTATCGAGGTACGAGGACGAAACCAAATAAGCTGGATATACTTCGCTCCATAGCCCAGCCATGTATCCGATAACCTGCGTGAAGCTGCCCATGGCGGTGCTTCCATCGAACAGTTCGTAGTGGGTGGAACTCCTCCCGGAGTACTCGCCCCACACACCCTGCTGGGAGAACATGTACTCCTTGTTGAACACAGCCGAGCCGACGAGGGCGTTGCCGAAGATTCCTATGGCGGCGTATATCGCGTCGAAGTCTTCCATCTCTATCCATGCGTCCAGACCTCCCTGTGGTATGCTCGTGGCAGGGGTGTAGTTGCTCTGCTCCGTACCAGTCCAGCTGCCAATCATGTTGAGGTAGTAGTACTTGCCCGTGCTTGTGTCAAGGACGTATGGGGTTTTCTCTGCCGAGCCTGTATACGTTGTGTTCACGTCATAGATGCCTGCTGGGTAGATGATAGGCGACTTCTGTGCAGAGTTACTGATTCCATTAGTTCCACTGAGGCGGATTGGACCACTCCACGAACTCTCCAGCGAGCCAGTGGTGTCCGAATTGGAAGAATATGTTATCCTCGCCTGTATGCACCACACATATGGGTAGGTGTCTGTCGGTGTAGGTAGGGTTAATCCCCATCCGTTAGGGGTACGTGTCGTAGCGTCAGAGAGGGTTGTTTTAGGGGCACTCTCACTACCGAGGCAGTAACGCAATTCCGTGTTTACGCCCGGTATGCCGTCCGGTCCCTTTTCGCCCCGTATGCCTTCCTCTCCTTTCTCTCCTTTCTCTCCGCTAATCCTAACTGGGTCGCTCCACGAGCCTCCATCAGCGATTACCTCTTCGTTTCCAGTTGGGTCGATGATGGCAAGTATCATCCATATGTATTCGCCAGTCGACAGTTCTGGCGGCGTGGTGCTCCATCCATGACCCGGGTCTCGTTTCTCATATTCTCCACCTCCATCCCAACTATCGGCGGAATCGTTTTTGTTGAAGCGCAACTCCGTGTACTTTCCGTCCTGGGCAATGCCGTTCTGCCCATTTACAGGCAGCACTTTGGAAAGTTCAATCACAGTGCCGTCCGTGCCGTTTACGAGCACTACACATTGCCACCATTGACCGCTTGTACTGTCTGGGTAATCCTTCCATCCGTTGGAGGAGTCAGCCAAAAAATTCTCTAGGTCGACGCCCACAGCAGGGGTGTCGGTAGGTCGGCTTTCGGACTGTTTGTAGATGTACGACTTGTAGTTCGGGGTTTGTGCTGTGCCAGGTATGCCGCTCACGAGATAGGGCGTGCTCCACTGTGAATAGACTGTACCGCCAGTATCTGCGTCCTTCCCGATGGCGGCAAACTCATTGTTGTAGTCGAGCGTGGCTTGTGTAGCCCACAGTGCCTTGTCGATGGTGTATGTATCGGGAATTGCCAAGCTCCATGCCGTGCCGGGACTCGTGGGGTCTTGGACTGGCGTCGCGGGCGACACGCTTGGACTGTCTGTCACTGCATATCTCGTCACTATGCTGTTGCCGCTATTGCCAGTGTCTCCGTAGTGCGACCACAGTGCAGCCTTTGTGGGTGCGTCAGCCGAACCCTTGAACGCTATCGTCCAATCTCCATCGACGCTCTTTCTCGTACATACCCACTCGAAGGGGTTCTGCGAAGACACTCCCGAGGGGTTGTCCGTCCATCCGTCGGGCACGAAATCATCGTCGGTGAAAGACTTCCCTGCCGAATTAGTCCATTTAGTAAGCTCAGTACCGCTCGGAGGTGTAGGCACGTCGGGAGCAGTGCCGAGGGCATCGCCAAGCTTGAAGATGTACTCCACGCCGTCTCCGTCCTGTCCATTGCTGCCCCATTTTGACCATAGCGACACGGAGAACTCTCCCCATGCGCTGTCTGTGGACGTTCTCTTTCGGGTGGCGACATATTCCGCCTGGTGTTCCTTGTCGATGCCTTGCGGATGGTCTGTCCATCCCAGCTTGGTTGGCACGAAACCGCTGACGGCAATTTCCTCTGCCGTATAATATATTTGGCCTGGATCATTGGGGTCGGGCACTTTACTTGAATCGGTATATTCGCTAGCCCTGTAGAAGATAAACTCCGTAGCAGCACTGTCGCTACCCTCCGTGCCTCCTCCGCTATCATACCCCCATATGCATATCGGCTTTGACCAACCGTTGGCGTCCACCTGCCCAGTGGCGCTTACAAAATTGGCAAAACTCTGCCATACAAAATCGCCGCTCTTGGCATCGTCGTAGTTGAGTTTCCACCCTCCTGTCGGCAACACCAACTCGTTTGTCTCGCTGTTCCATGAGCCGCCGCTCGGCACGTTAGGCTCTGCCGGTGATATTAGGAACACTGTGACTGTTCTGTTAGTTATGGGTACTATTGATACACCGTTGGTGCCGTTCGTTCCGTCTGCGCCCTTTGCCCCCTTGACTCCACTAATCCTCACCGGGCTACTCCATGTACCGTTGAGCGTATCATCTCCTTCGATTGTTGCTTGCGTCATCCACAGCGATTCATCGTCACCAATAGATTCGGGAATCGTGCTCCATCCCGTGCCTGCCGTGCGTTCGCTAGAAACGAACCCCGTGGGCTGCGTTGATTGGGTCAGACTCTTCTTGTAGCGCAACTCCACATGCCTGCCGTATAGCGAGCCTTCCATATTCGGCATGAACGGCACGTATCCGTCCTCCGTCTTTTCGTATAATTGTCGCTTTTCCATATTATTTACTTTTGTTAAAGAACTTCTTGTATGTGTAAGCTATGATTGTTACCAATACTAACAAGACTATTACAGCCCACTTCCAACTGCCGCTCGACTGCTCAGTTTCCTCTTCGGCTGTCAAGGTCTGCTCCCTGCTCTTCTCGTTGATGGTAGCCACGGCCTTGTTTCCCTCCTTCTCTCGGTCGGTGGCTTTCTTCTCGTAGTGCCATCGGCTCTGCTTCAAGGTGTCTACCCTCACGCCTGCCGCGCTGTCGAACTTTCCTATCATGTACTCTGTGGCTATACTATCCCTAACCTCCGTACTGTCCTTGACCGTTATCCTCAACTCTCTCGATATGCTGTCTATCTTGTGTATGCTCGTCGAGTCGGTCGATGTATTCAAAACCTGTCCCTCCACGCTCTTGTGCGTCCTGCACGATACGAGCGCGAGGAGCAGGAAAACAGTACTAATTATGACTGAAACACTATTATCTATAATCTTCTTCATGTCCTTATATATCTTTGTATTCTTCCTTCGCGTCAAACGATGGGCAAGCCTTGGCTACCTTCGGGAAGTCTCGGTGTCCTTGGATGATTGCCTTGGGGTATCTATTCCGCAATATTCTCAGCAGTGTGAGCAGTGATTTCTTCTGCTCGTCGGTGCGGTTGTCTACTGGTGCGATCTTGTTGGAGATGTCAACGCCTCCCACGTATGCCACGTGGATGCTCACGCTGTTGTACCCTTTCACTCCGTTGGCTATCTTCTCGTCCGCCAGCATCTGGTGTATCTTGCCGTCTGCGGTAACCACGTAGTGGTAGCCGGGGTTCCGCCAACGCTTCACCTTGTAAAACTCATGCTCCAACTCCGAAATGCCCCAGAGCTGCGAGCTTGCCGTGCAATGGACGGCTATGTACTTTATTTCTCTCATATCCTTAAAACTTTTCAATTTACAGCCAAGCGGCGGCTTGTTCTGCTCCACCACACTCGATTTCGTCGTCCTTGGGATTCTTCTTCTTCTCTTTCTGTTTCTTTTCTTTCAACATTTCCTCCAATACCTCGCTGACCTTGCCGGGCGAAACTCCCAACTTTCTCGCTATCTCCCCAACGAGTGCCTTGCGCATTAGGCGAAGGAACGGCATGCTGGGAAAGCATATCAGCATGCTTGCGCTCATGCTCCAGAACTCTACGAGGATAATCACTCCACAGATGAGCGAAATTGTCAGCCCTCCGTTGATGTGCGAAAGCTTGTCAATGGCGATGAACACTATTATTGCCGTGCCGTACACCGACATCTTCGTCAAGGTGTTGCGAGCCAACTCGGAAAGGGTGAACTTGCTTTGCTTCAATGCCGCCGCTATGCCCCATATACCATCAAGGATAATGGCGACTACTGTCATGGTGATTGCAAACTCGTAGCCTGCGATGAAGTTGGTGAAGAAGAGCAGGGCGTATGCCGCCCATCCCTGCACCGTGGAAAGTATATCCATCAGTTTATGTATTACGTTAAGTATCATATATAGTCCTCCCATTCTATGTTGTAGCCGCGGTTCTCGTAGTCCACGAGCCACCTCTTGAATATCATGCCGTCGTAACCGTCCTTGTCGTTTAGGGTGTTCTTGCAGAGGGTTTCAAGGTTGAGTTCGGGAAAGTCTGAATCGTACATGCCTTTAAGGAACAAAAGGTCTCCCGATGTGTGACAAGTTCCTCTTACCCATGCTTTTTCTTCTGGCAAAAGCGTCACTGGCGAGTTTAGAAATTCCATGTTCACCTTGTGAGCCAATGCCATAGTGAAGTGGTAGCCATTGGATTCGATGTATCCTCCCAATCCGTCCTTGTTGCCATTGCCGAAATGCCTTTCTATGATTGCTATCAGTTTCATTTGCCTTTCTTCATTTCTTTCATTAACTCTGAGAACATTCCCTTGATGTCAGACACCGCTCCTTCCAGTCTCTTGAAACGTTCCTCGGTCTGAACTTTCTCCTTGTATATGGGGTTAAGTTCTGCCAATAAGCTTGCAGACTTATCCACTATCTCCTTCTGATGGTCAACCGAAGATAGTATCTGCTCAGCCGCATTCTTCATTGCCTCAATCTCGCGTATCAGTCCGTCACGGTCTGTGGAGAGAACCTTATTTCCTGCGTAGGTGACGGCAAGGTTTTCGGGTATGGTGTATACTGCCGTCTTACCATCTGCCTCAATGGTCACGTCCACAACCATTTGCGGTTGTATGGCTGTCGATGCATTGTTGTCAATGCGAGGGAACGACACTGCCGTAATTGTTCATGCCTCCGTTCATCATTGCGGCAAGCATGCCATTGCTGTCACTTGGCTGTTTAGCCATTAAAGCGCCCATTAAGGCTGCGTTGTTGTCATTGCCGTAGCAATAAACTTTTTCCATGTTTTCTGACATAGTTGTAAAAATATAAAAGTTTCTTCCAATATTGGAATTGATGCAAAGATAGGGCTAAAAGGAGATATATTAGGCATATCTTCGCAAAAGTTAGTGGTTAAAGCAAAAGAGAGGGGCACTTAACCCCTCTTCTTCTTTTGTCAGATCTAACCTTTAGCTTGTAACTAATGACCAACCCTTTTCGGAAATGGCATCTCTCACCGTCTGGGGTATCATCGTGTAGTTGCCATAGTTGGTTGCGCCAACGTATATCTCTGCATAGTCAGTGCCCTTGATGGTGTCGTTGACATCGGGCAAATCCTCGGCAAGCTGGGTGAACGTCTCCGGCAACCAGTTAGCGGATTGAGCAAATACAGACAGATGATTAGCAATTTTATCGGTGCACGCTTGTATGAGTCCATCACCTATCCTTATGTATTCCAACGAGTTCAAACCAGAGAAAAAATAACTGCTTTGATTTCCTACAACGGTCCCATAATGTTTTAAGAAAGACAAATCCAGTCTCTTTAGCGAATTCACACCATTAAAAATGTTCCCAAATCGTTTATTCCAAGTATTACTATCCAGTTCGTAATAATACCAATAGTCGGTATTGACATATTCGAGGTTGGAGCATCCACGGAAAATGCCCGCCAAGAATGAGCATTGAAGTATATCAGTCCTCAATTTCGAGTATATCAGCCTCTTCAATATTCCTGCGTTGTCGCTCGACCCAGAAAAAATTCCATAACTTTCCGATGAACCATTGTATAGTACAGATATGTCCATTACCTGCACGAAGTACTGCCCACTGACGTAGACCTGTGTTCCCGACTGCCCTCGGATATAATAGCTGGCACTGGCACTCGTCAGCTCGCCCACGACAATGGTTCTGTCCGTCTTCTCGTAGTAGGAGTTGATGCCATCCCACACACTGGCAGGTATAGCGTAGTTGAACTTATAGAAGTTGGCAAATTTCAAGTTCTTGATGCTCTTCGGAAGGGTGATGCTCGCTCCGTTCTCGTGGCTGGAGTCGGTGAGCGCACTGCCACAGTCTATCTCCACCCGCTCCAGCTTGTTCAGCCCCGTGAGGTCTATCGCTCCTATCTCGTCAAAGCCCTTTATGGTCAGCTCCCTCAACGAGACGGCGTTCTTCACGTTGATAGAACCAATCGTGGTATTCTTGTTCTCGCCGCAATCCATGGTGAGCTTCCTCAGCTTGATATAGCTGCCCGGCACACGGAAGTCTTGCGTAAAGTATTGGCAGATTTCGCTGAAGTCTATCTCGCTGCAGTACTGGAAACCGCACAGCTGCATCGGGTCGCTTGTGCCGATGATGACCGTGATAGGTATGCTTATGGTACTTCCATCTGCCTCATGCGCTGTTGCGGCATAGATTGTCGGTGCTGTCCACTTGTTATTTTGTGTTACCAACAAAGCAAATGTTTCTTCCATTATTGCCTTGATATTTCCATCTTCGCTGCCTTCTGGTTTGTCTGCGGTTATCTGCCATACTGTGGTGTAATAAGGAGTAGTAACATACTTTCCGTCCAGGAGATTGAACCTGTTGGTGATAAGGTATTTCCTGTGTGCCTCACGTGTACCTTGCACAAACTGGCTGATACCGCTGTTTGCAGGACTCTCGCTTATATGTACCAACGGATTGATGTACTTCGTCTCCTGGTCAAAGTTATATTGCATCTCACACCAGTTGTTCTGGTACTCAGTAAACATATCCAGTATCTGGCTGATTGAATACTTGTTCCTGAATGTATCAGCCCATGTCTTCAATTCTGTTCCTAACTGGTCTCTTACCAAATCCCATAAATAACTGCCATGTCCTTGGTATGCATACTCGGTGGTAATCATTGGGTTTATGGTATTCTCATCGCAGTCATATGGCAACAGCAACCAACCACTGTTGATTACGCCCAATGCGGTATCACTGTCATAAGGCAAGAAATACCAAATGCCACTGGTCTCCGTCGCTCCCCATGATGCCAGCATCATGTTCTTTGACCTCTGGTCTACCATCATGAAAAACTCGGTATACAAGTACCACATGCATAGATTGTCAATGTTGAAATATTTGCTGACATTATCCTTGAAGTCTGTATTGGTGGTATCTTCTGCAATATCGGTATCATTGCCAAACCTTGCCACATGGCAGTCATATACAAAGTCCCACACCCTGCGGATGATGTTTATCCTGCTCTCGCTGAAGCCATCTTCCTCCCAGTTCCATGTGCTTGGATAGCGGAACTCCAATTGTCCTGCCGCGATGCTTGCGTCACTTGTATCTTCCTTATACCAGAAATTGTCACTGTCTGAACCACTTGGTACACTGAACAATGTGCCTGGGTAATTGTTGGTAAGGAACTCTATACAGATAGCCTCGCCTGCATTTGTGTTACCGTTGAAGCCATATACATGATGAGAGTCTTTCTTCTCGTTATTCATGTTGTATTTTCCGATATACTCCTCATCATCCTTGCCTTCTGTCTTGACAAAAATATCTATAGGATAACCGTTGATACCTACACGGATATTGCTGTTGTATTGCTGCGCAGGAGTGGTGATTCCCATGCTCAACATACTGTCATTCACGAAGTCTGTAATGACAGTATTGTGCAAGTTGGAACTATCTACATAGTCCGCCTTCAGACACACGACGGGCACTGCCAAGTCCTCGCTCGACATCTTATATGTGTGGTCGCTGTTGTTCCATCCGCCTCCATCAACGGCGCTCTTGCCCACATCGTTGCTGAACGTTGCCGTTATGCTCTTCTGCCCGGTAAACCACAGGTCGTAGTTCTTTCTCGAATAGGACGTTGAGCTCGTTCCCTGCACTTGAAATAGCACCTCGCCCACCTCGAAGTCGAAATCGTCGCCACCGCTGTGGTAGAACCTCGCTTTCTTCGCCACGAAATTTGCCTTTTTCTTTGCCAACGGATTCAAGAATTGCTCCTTGGTAGCATAGTTTAACTCCGTGTTGCCACTGGTTGCCTCTCCTTCAGCTGCTGCAAGGGTTACTATGAGTACTGATTTTCCCATACTCCTTAAAATACTGCTGGAAATATTGCCTTTTGAGTCTGTGATAGCGTTACGTGAGGCCACTTTTACAATCTCTGTTCCATCAGTAAGGTCTGCAATATAGTTATTCAAGCACTCCTTGTATGTCAAGGGTCTGTTATAAATTCTCATGCCATAGAAATAGAATGAACCAGCCTCGCTGTCTATCTCTACCTGTGCATCCTTGTCAAAGGTATTTAGGGTATTGCTAATTGTCTCCAATGGCGTTAAGGCTGTCAGCACACCATTCACATACAACATCAACAACACTGTCTTTGTACCTACATATGGTGATACAGTGCCTGTGTATGTCCTTACAACAAACTGTACTTTCATGTATTGGTTTTCACCAAGATAGGTGGAAATGTACGAGCCTGCGTACCAATTATTGTTGGTTGCGTCTCCTGTAGCCGAATTGGTCAATATACCCATCTCGTTTGGCTTTAGGTAGAAGCCTGCCCTATTACTTGAATTAAGGCACTTGACCAAGAACCCATCCCGGTCTATCAGCTGCTTAACCTTGAATGTCAATTCTATCGTCATTCCCTCTACCTGGCTTGCGGTTGGTGCATCACTGCCTAAAAGGAAATTGCCGTCACTGTCCCAGAACTTTGAGAATGGGGCGTAAGGTATGGTAAGGTTTGCGCCATCACTGACCAACAAGGCGTTATCAATCCAGCCATTTGTACTGAAATCGAAATCATTGAGGGTTGCAGTGTAACTGTTGCCGCTACTGTCACTGAATGTCCACTTACCTCTTGTGGTTGTTGGCTCAGTGTTCAATCTGTTGTTTGCGCTGATATCTATCACTGCGCCATCACTCACGGATACTCCGTATTGGTTTGCTTCAACCATTACATTGATGAGCCTTGTATTGCCATCTTTTGCTTGTATCTTTAGAGTAAAGCTATTGGTATCTTTTGTATTGAAGCTATATTCCTGATTAGTTGATGGAGATACGGCAAGTGTGGTAACAAGAGTATTGTTATTTCTTATTGACACGCTTATCTTACCATCATCGGTATCAGTAGTACCCACAGCGGCATACTTGATGCTGCTATATTCATATTGTGCAATATCGAAATCCAGTGATGTTGCAGGGTCACTGATAATGTCACTTGAAGGACTGTCAAGCATTACACCTACCTTGTTCTCGCTCCTGTTGTAACAGAAATCGAATATCAGGCTGTTTGAATACATTGAGCTTTCATTGCCACTACTATCAGTAAATACTTGTTCAGCCACCATCTGTACTGTATGTATGGTGTTAGCCGTCAAGCCACTGATAGTGTATGTCAATGATACCTGTGTGCCACTATTGGCACTCTTTGCCGTATAGGTTGACACCTCGCTGCCATCTATGTACAAGTGCAAGGTTGCGTCATTGTTGCCTGTATAAATATATGGTATTGTAAGTGTCGTGCCTTCCAAATTAAGGAAACTGCCAAGATTGAAAGTGCTTGGGTATTCCAACAAGATTGTGGTTATCTGGAAAGCTCCCCTTGCAGTCCATTCCTTGTCTCCCTCATCTGTACTTAACGTTGATGTGGCAACAACGGTATAACTACCTTCTGTTAAGTCATCTGATGCGGGAATGGTGAAACTGCTGCTGCCGTATGCATTTGCCACTGTTGTCGAGTAAACAACAGTACCCTCACTGTTCTTTATGTCAAACTTGAGGTTTGCGCCTGTTCCCAGTTCACCACCATTATAATAATTACTGTAGGCGTAATTAACCTTGATGCTGTCACCTTTCTTCACATACTTGTTTGCAAAGGCGATAACAAGGTTTTGTGTATAACCAGTTGTCTCGCTGTCACCTGTGTTGAAAGTGACTGTCTTGCTCTCACCGTCACCTCCCCTCTTGAATGTCAGCGTAACATCATTGTTGCTCTTGCTTGCGCTGACATCCTGCAAGCTCTTCGCTATTTCCTGCTTGATGTAAGCCTGTACATCTGACAATAGCTTGCCATCCCAACTTTCTGAATATTCCATATACGTATATTTTATTTATTTATAAACTCAATGTAAATCAAAACCCAAAACTCAAAATCCAACATTACATTAGCTCCATGTCTCCTCGTCTTCCCATGTCAAGGCATCTTGCCAAAGTCCATCAAGGTCTCCACTGGAATCACCCCCGCTGCCTTTCATCCACACAAGGGTATCTCCATAGTAGATAGCCTTGCACTCTATGTCCCCATACTTCAACGTCATAGCTCAATCATCTTTTATAAAGTAAAACACATTCTCGTCATGGCTATCCATGGCATTATATTCAGCCGATGTAAGATAGACGCATTTTGCGTTGATTGCCTTGTATATACCACTGCTCTTCACTGCTCTCTCGCTGTTTTGGGTTACTTCACTGTCCATGGTAACAGTAACGTTCTTAACACTGCTGTCAACATACTTTGTCAACTTCTCAACCTGTGTTGTCAGTTGCTCAGTGGTAGCATAGGAAGAGAGGAGGGTGGTAAGGTCTATTGTTCCATCATCTGTGGTAACATTGATCGTTCCTACCTTTTTCCATCCATCTGCACTGCCTATGCTTGCAATATCCTTCAGTATGTAGATTGCACTTTCCTCTACCACCACAACAGGCATACCTATGTATGCAATACTGCTGCTTATTGTATAAAGGTCAGTTAGCGCATCAACAACCCCTCTTGTATCAAGTGGTTTGTTGCTGCTAACATCAAGATTACCTTTTAATGTTCCGTCTCCTAAATATTTAAATGCCATAATACACTACTTTTTAATCGTTATTGTAATCTTGTGCTTGCTTGCTGTGGTATAGCTGTCTGGTTTTGTCAGTGTAGCATAAGTAATACCGTTAATAAGCTCTGTACTACTTGTCCAATCAACATCCATGTAACCAAAACCCAAATCCACCTGCACACTTATGGCGCTTCCTGCACCTGGCACTTTTATGCTTGGTTGACCATCAAGGGTTGTCTCAATGGTCTTTTGCCCATTAAGCACTATCAAGCTGCTTTGCTTGGTATCATTGATATACCATGGGTAGGTGGAAGTAACGCTTACTGTCTTTGTCTTGCCTGTTACAGCAGGAACGGTAATGGTTTTCTTGTTCCCGTAATTGCTTGTAACCTCATAACTACCCTCTGGATAACTGTAGGCCATGGTATAAGTAATAGTATTGAAACCCTCAATGGTATAGCTACCGCTACTAATATCCACAGTTGTGTTGTTAACCTTGGCTGTAAGTGCCTTGGTTATTGTACCCACAGGGGTAATGTTGGCATTCCATACAGCAGTCATTGTCGGGTTAGTTATCGTTGTGCCACTTTCAACAGGGCTATCCAATGTCTGTAATCCAATGGTGTGTTGGTATTTTGGTGTCGGGTATATCTCACTGAACAAGGCTTTTTCCAATACCTCGGTAAAAGTCTTGCCTTTCAACTCACTGCACAGTGTACCTTTAGTGATATTCCCGACATCCGCCGTAGTCTCCATGCTATCATCAACTTCGGTGTCAAAGGTATTGCTGCCACTATCACCACTACCACTACCTTCTATAGTAATGTCGCCACTGCCAAGTATTGACTTCCCATTAATGGTTTTTACATTCGTACCACTAATCAGCTTATCCTGCTTATCGCCAACAGCGTCTTGCAAATCGTCCTTGGTGACATAATTGCTTGTGTCAACGTCAGAACCACTACCTTCTATAGTAATGTCACCACTGCCAAGTATTGACTTCCCATTAATGGTTTTTACATTCGTACCACTAATCAGCTTATCCTGCTTATCGCCAACAGCGTCTTGCAAATCGTCCTTGGTGACATAATTGCTTGTGTCAACGTCAGAGCCACTACCTTCTATAGTAATGTCGCCACTGCCAAGTATTGACTTCCCATTAATGGTTTTTACATTCGTACCACTAATCAGCTTATCCTGCTTATCGCCAACAGCGTCTTGCAAATCGTCCTTGGTGACATAATTGCTTGTGTCAACGTCAGAACCACTACCTTCTATAGTAATGTCACCACTGCCAAGGAGGCTTTCACCATTGACAGTCTTAATGTTAGTACCACTTACAAGATTGTCTTGCTTACTCTCAACGGTCTCTTTCAATTCCTCAAAATCAGTCTTTTTGGTGTAGTCGAGCAAGTCAATAGTAAAGGTGTCTCCCTTGCCTTGCAGGCTTAACAACCATTCGTCTTCCGTACCCGTAAAACCATGCTTCATTGCTATATCATAGGCAGAGGGGCTTGTAAATGTCACTTGGGCAGGGGATATATCTACCACGGCATTGTCCTTCCCCTCTTCGTATGGGTCGGCTTCCTCACTGCTCGCCACAAGTTCTATGACGTGCCATGCGTCGGCTACGCTCTGCCCCGTCTCACCTTTGCGAAGATACAGTATCACGTCGTAGCAACCCAAATCAAATTGCTGCAACGCTCCCCATGTCGCCACTATGGTATCTTCCTCAACCTTGTATGGCAGTACTATCGGGTAACGTGACTTTGGCGGTTTTTGGTTGAGACAGTGAGGCATTGGCAGCTCTTTAGCCATAACCATGCCGTATTGTCTCTCCTCATGAGGTCTTAGCCCTGCATACATATCAATCTCTTCTTTCTCGATCTCGATGGTATAGCCTTCCGATATGGCGGAATCCCCAACATAGCCACTATTGGCTATTGTGCGGCTTTTCACCTTGCTCGGTCTTACCTCCACGGTGAATGGTAGTTCGCCGTAGTTCACATTGTCACTACTGGTCAGATTCCACTCTATGCGAATGTCGTTTCCTATTCTTATTCTTCTCATTTCTCTTATTTTTTTTCTGCTGCAAAGATAACCTAATATAATAATGTTATAGGTATATCTTCGCAAAAGAACCGCAAATAAACAAAAAAGACCGCACTACAAATCACTTGTAATGCGACCCAAAAGAAGTGCTCTTTGAACGTTTATATGATTTTACTCTTCAACTATCACGGTTAGGCTCTCGCCGTCACGCATGGAGCGTACGCGCGCATTGATGATGGTCAGTATCTCCTTGCGGGCTTGGTCGCAGATGGTCTGCTGCTCCGCTGCCCTTGCAGGCACGGTATATCTGAACCACTCGAGCATTGCCGTGCCCACGATGTACTTGTGTATCATCTTGCCCAGCGATAGGTTTCCTGCAAGGTTGTAGTTGAGCGGCATCATGAGCACAATCGTGATGTTCTCCTCCTTGAAGATGTAGTTGTCGCTGCTGTGGCTCTTGCTCCACACGTATTCGCGGCACATCGTTATCACCTCAGCCAAACCTTGGGTCAAGGCTCGACGAAGCATGTTCATGTCCTCGTCTGAAAGGGTCAGCTCGTGCTCCACCTTGTCCGCCTGTGTCTCGTCCTGCACGCCCAACTTGGTCAGTCGTGTCATTCTGTATGCCTTGTCCTGTACGTCCTTGTCTATGGACTGCCAGTCAAGCAGTACGTTAATTCTGTGCTTTTTCATTGCTTACTTGTTTTTATCATTGTTGTTTACTCGATGCCAGCCCCAAGTTCTCCAGGCATAGACTGTCGAGAACTTGGGACAGCGTGACATTGCCGTATGTTGACAAGACGAGGCTAGCCGTCTTGCATATCACCGCCCTGTAGATGTCCTGCTCGATCTCGTAACTGGTCTCGCAGTGCTCCGTGCGGTTGACATAGGAGAGTTCTGCCGTTACAATCGTGCTGTCGCATGAGAAGAACTCTATCGTGCTGTCGCCTGTAGAGGAGTCTACGGAAAAGGCTATCACCGGTCTTGACGGATTGCCCCTCACTCCTCCCCACTTGGAGAACTGTTGGCGATACTCGGTCGATGATGGAGATATAGCCTGCGACACTCCATAAGCCCAGTCGCTCATCTTGAAGAGTGCCAGCCGCAAGAAATCCTCGGGCAGGAGCACCTTGCCGATATATAGGGACTGGTTAAGCCAACTGACCGTGGGCGCAACCCTCGTCAGCTCCAACTTATGTAGCGGAGCAATCATGCGCACAGAGTTGATGCCGTCGGCAATCTTCGACTTGATGATGTCATCCATCTCCAGCGTGGCAGGGTCAAAGGTGTTGCCTTCGCTGTCGGTGAACGCTGTGGTAACCTCGTTCTCGTCGATGGCTATGCGCACGTCCTTGGCTATGTTGTCCACGCTGAATGCTGACATGGCTTATTTCTCCTCGGTGTAGTTCTTCTTGTCGCCAATCTTCATTCTTATGCCGTGACGGGTGGCTGCATCAAGCACGTCCTGTATCGAGCGCAAATTCGATGCGTCCTCGTCATTGCAATTGGCTATAACGTACGCCTTGCCGTCGGCGTAGGTTGAGAAATTCTTCACGTCCGAAGTGTCAGCGTCCGTATCGGGATTTATTACCTCCTTCTGCTCGGTCGTGGCGGTTGACTTCTTTGTCGCTACCTTCTTTGTGGCAGCTTGGGCGGTTGCGTCCTTTGCCGCAATCTCCTTGCTCTCCAACAGTGTGATACGACCTCCGCGGAAGTATTCACTGTGTTCGATTATCGCCTGCACTACAGGGGATTGCGTGGTGTACTTGGCGGGGGTCACACCATACTCCGTCTGTGTGCCGCCAGTGAAAGGTACGTGCAGGAGTGTCTTGCCCACGGCAATCTGGCACTGCCACTCCATCAGCCCTTTCGCTCCATAAGTCTTTCTTATCATAAATGTGTCTCCTTATTGTTTAAGTTAAGGGTGAAGAGGTCGAGCTATCGGCAATCTCCGCTCTTTCGCCCTTCACTCCTTGTTTTAACTGCTTATGCGTAGATTTCGCCAGAATACTCCGACCAAGCCTTGCCGTCGTACTGCCACATCTCGCCTGCCTTTGCGCTATCGCCGATGCCTGCACAGTCGGCGAGCAGGTAGTAAACAGGACTCTTAGTGCCTGCGGTTACGGTTGGAGCCTCGTCGCTCTCCCACATTACGAACTCCGTGCCGTTGCCTGATGTGGTCTCACTCTCACCGTCAATCCAAATGTGGCATGAGCCTTTCAGTCCAAGACCGTCCCAAACGAGCAGACCGCTGCGGCTAGCCTCCTCTTCCTCTACCTTCTCGTTGAACGAGCTTTCGTTGCTGTAGACGTAGTGGACGAGTCTGTTCTCGCCAATCAAAGCACCGCTGTTACTCCATCCAAGGCGGTCGAGCGTTGGCTCTCTCTTGATTTGGATGTCGCCGAACACGGTGTGGAAGTTGGTGACAGTCCAGCCTACGGGGTTCGTCTTTGTGCTGATCTGAATTTCGGGGTGCTTCGAGTAGTCGATACACTGGATTTGCTCCAACAAGTTCTTGCCTGCCAACATGATGGCGGTCTTTGGAACGTCCTCGCCAGTGAAGAACATCTTCGCTAGGGCGATAATCTGCTCAACAGTCCACTTGCCGCTGTGCTGCAACTCCTTCTTGAACTGCCAACGGACACCCTCGGTGGTGTAGACGTACTGTGGACCCAGTTTGGTGTCCACCTTGAACTTGCTTGCGCGGCTCGCCCACAACGTGCGGTTGCTCTTCACCTTGAAGTTGGTGATAGCCTGCTCCGCAATGAGTGCCTTGCTGAACGGAATGGCTTTCTTCTGCGCCTCGAAGTAGTCGCTCACAATCTGGTTCATGCCTCTCTTCTGGAGGTAGATGGTTGTAGGACGTGGTACGATGAGGTCGGGGTCAACGACCTTCTGTGTCTCGTAGAGTGCGTTTGTCAAGATGATGATTTGCGTTCCCGATGGGATGGCTGGCACGCGGCAATACTCGTCGCTCGCCTCGTCCTTGATGCCGTTGCAGGCAATCACGATAGGGTTGCCAGTTGTGGCGTTGAAGCCTGTGACGAACAGCATGAGGTCTTTACCAGGTGTGGTAGTCTGACCGTCCTTGGCGTAGCCGTCAACGCCCTTTACCAACAGAGTGGTGTATGGACGTGGTATCTTCTGGTCTTTCTTGCCCAGAGGTAGCTCTGCCTGATAGGCTGTTGACTCCGCCAATTCCGCCGTGGTAGTAATCATGTAGCGTGGCTCGTCAATCATGTAGTGCTCAACTTCTGGACTGTTGACAGAGACGCGCTTAGCCTTGAGCATGAGGTTCATGAGCGGGGTGTCGTCACTGTTAAACTTAAAAAGTTCCTCGTCGATGTCTGTCTGGACAAAGTTACCTGCGGCTAGACCGCCAGTGGCTTCCGCTGCGCCGGTGACGGTCGTTGCTTGTCCTGGTACTTGTGTTTGCAGACCTGTAGAGCCGTTGGTGGTCTCTACTGCTGCGGAATTCAATGTAACTTCTTTAGTTGCCATAATATACTCTCCTTGTTTGTTAAAAATTTATTTTATACCTTTAATTATATTAATTGTCCTTTTAGCGTGCGGCTTTTGCCAAGTCGAAGATGTTACCCGGTCGCTGAGAGCGGTTCGGCTTTGCGCCTCCCTGTATGTTGGGGATGCCGTCGCTCTTGCTCTTGCGTAGCTGCTCCTTGATTTTTGCGTTCTTGCCTGCCGCCGTGCCGTTTTCCTCCGCTGCCGCTACGTCCTTGTCGTAGTTCATGCCTTTCCATGCGAAGTCAAGCAACTCAGGTGTCACCTTGCCTTGTATCAGCCCTTGGAACTGTTGGATGATAAAGTCACGTACTGCGTCCTGCTGCTCGGGTGTCGCCTTGTGCTGCTTGCCCCAGTCCTCGACGAGTTTCTGGCTGGCTTCAAGGTTCTTCTCGAACTCCTCTTCAAGCCTCTCGCCCTCCTTGATTTTCTCAGCGTGTGCGTCGAGTGCCTCGGCGAATGCCTTCACGTTCTCCTCGCTAGGGTCGTCGATGGCATCCTTGAATGTCTTGCCGAAATGTCGGATAAGACTCTCGCCGATGTTCTTTCCGTCAAGGAGGTCATTCATGAAATATGCCGACTGAGGGTTCTCGAGGAACATATTGTTCAGCTTGTCGTTGCTCGAACGTAGGTCGTCGAGTTCGTCGTAGTCCTTGCCCACTGCATCGTAGTACGTCTCCTCATCATCCATGTTCACGTCGGGATGCCCCTTGGCGAAACGCTCACGGAAACCGTCGCGCTTACCCTTCTTGGGTGGCTCTTGCGCCTGCTCAATTTTCTTTTCTTCGTTCTCTCCCATCTCTTTTTATTTTAATAATGTATTAATGAAATTTGCGCCAAAATTATTGGTAATTTTCCATTTTGTAGGCATATCTTCGCAAAAGTCGAGGTTTTTTAGTAAATTTGCGCCAAAATTATTGGTAATTTTCCATTTTGTAGGCATATCTTCGCAAAAGTCGAGGTTTTTTAGTAAATTTGCGCCAAAATTATTGGTAATTTTCCATTTTGTAGGCATATCTTCGCAAAAGCCGAGGTTTTTTAGTAAATTTGCACTTGGTTTTTCATAAAAATATTATTGCTACAAAAGGATGAGGCACAAAGGGGACGAGAACGAATTCAAGCGACAGCAAGACCGTGAGGTAATGGATGCATACCGCCGCATATTCAGTATGTATGGCGGTAAGGTCTCCGTGCGCGGTCTCTACGAACTGGTCGCCTTTTCCCCTACCTCGCATTTCTTCGTCAGCGAAGGTCGGGCATTGGCCGTTATCGGAATGATGAGGAACGGAAAGCAGCTGCCACAGATGCGCGAGGGAAGGATGAAGATGTACTTCGAGATATACCAACGCACACGTGACGTTATGATGGACAATCCTAGAATGTCGTTGGCTGATGCGGTGACGAAGGTGCTGAACATGCCTGCCCCCGAAATGTACCTCTCGGCTCGACAAGTGTCAGCGATAATAACCAAGGAGAAGAAGTTATGTTTCGAGAAAAAAAGACAAAGGCTTTTGCGCTCGTCCTAGCCTTGGCGATTAATGCGCTCGTGTTCGTCGATGTCAGCTCCAAGGACGTTGGCATCTATTTCGGTTGTCCTCCAGCAAACCGCCTATACTATCAATTCTTCCATGCAGGGATATTGCATTGCTGGTTTAACCTCTGGTGCTTCCTCTACTGCGTATTCTGTGCAAGGGTATCATTCCCCATGCTAGTTTCCTCGTTCGGGATTGCAGCCTGCGCCCCTGCCTTCGGAACTATCCCCACCATAGGGTTGTCGGGGGAGTGTTATGCCCTGTTGGGGCTTGTAATGTCCCAGTCGCCAAACAAGGTGCGCTACAATATAATAATAGGTATGAGTTGGCTCATTACAGCCTTGCTCATACCCAATGCCGCTAACGCCGTGCATCTGTATTGCTACATTGCAGCCGTAGCGTCGTATATGGTAATGCAATACAAAGTGCCTCCTTAATAGAAGTGAGGTGTTATCCTCACCCTCTTGGTGCGATAGGGAATTGAGAGAACTTGCGTTATATCTTTCCTTGCGTCGAGGGCTTTCTGCTCCCATACCTGCCACTGGCTATCGGGCATCGTGGTAGCGAGCCATTCAGAGAATGCCTTATAAACAATGTAGTCGTGGATAAGCCTGTCAAGGTACAGCACCTGCGTCTCGCTGCGCTCGCGATCGAAGTCGAGCACGATAACGTAAGCCTCCACGTCCTGCACGCTGTTGTCGTGGTACACGCTCTTTATCGGGGTCTTGGCGAATGGGTAGAGTATGTTCATGCACTCGAAAGCCAGTCGGGCGATGATGCCCAGAATGGTCTCCCTGTTGCCGTCGTCAACGATGTCTCTCGTGTCGTGAACGTCACACTCTCCCTGCGATAGGTTCTGTGCCGCATTCGCCGCAAGCGTGCATCGGGTGTTCATCTCGGCAAATATTTCCGATGTCAGTATCTTTATCTCTGCCCTTTTCATTCCTCGTCCTCCTCTGTCTTTTCGGTGTTGCCTGTAAGGAACTCCATCATCTTGCCCGTTACCTCGTTCTGCACGTCCACCTTGCCCTCGAAGTGCTTGGGACGGACATACTGGAGTACGCTGACGTAAATGGTAAAGAAGTCCTTGCCGTGGACTTGCGCCAACTCCTTGGCTACCCTCTCGTCTTCCTCCATGAGTTCGACGAGCCTCTTCACCTTGTCCACGCCCATCTGCGTAATCTTGTTTGGCGTGCCTTTCTTCCTGCCCCCTGTCTTGGGAGTGCCTTTCTTTCTTCCTCTCGTCTCCATTTCGTTATGCCGTTAATTGTTGTTGTTCTTGCTCCTGTGGCTGCTGTGTGCCCTGCGCCGCCAGCTGCTGCATCGCCAAATGCTGCTGCCCCATGGCTTGCTGCTGTGCCTGCTGTTGTTCCGCCTGCACTGCCGCAAGCAGCTTTTTCCCCTTCGGGAAGTCGCCGACTTCGAGCATCGTGTTGAGCGAGCATTGACCTGCCTGCCATATCTTCATGATGAAGTCGTTTGCCAACTGAGCGTAGAGTGGCGATGCCTGTCCCTCGCTGATGTTCACGTCGAACTCGATGTCCTTTACCTTTGATGGGTTGAACGTTACCTTTGAGCCATCCACGCCCACGATGTTCACTATTCGGTCGGTGTCGTAGAACTGCTGAATGTTCTTGCAGTCCTTCAATGCTCCAGCCTTGATGAAAGCGTCGAACGAGAGGAGCGCACCTTGCAGCGAGGTCGCTGCGTTCTGCGCCTGTTGCGCATAGTACGTGCCGCTGATGTCGCCCATGTCCTTTCCTTGCAGGGCTGCGTTCGCTCCTGTGAGGTCGTCGAAGAAACCCTTTTCCAATTGGATGAGGTCTGTTATGCCTACGTTCTGCGTGGCGTTGGTAATCTGCCGCGGCAACTCTACGCCCTCCTTTTGGTGGTACACGAGCACGCCGCCTGGCTTTGCCCATACGTCGGCGATGTCCTCTGCCCGCAATCCCGATGCTTCCAATATTTGGTCGGGCACTGTGAGCAATCCCTTTGCTCCGTTCCTCAACAAGAAGTCGTTAAGGTTGACGAGCCTGTTGATGCTCCTCTGTGCGTCTATGGCGTCGGCCACGAACGAATGTATCTCTGCGTTGATGAATGGGTAGAAGCGGAAGACGAACGGATGCGAGCCGTGCTCGTATGGTGTCTCGCCCTCCTGCAATACTTGCCCTGTGGGAGCGTAGAAGCGGAAGTACCAGTAGTTGTCGACGAACCACTCAGCCGTTATCAGCTTGGTCTCAATCTCTTCATCGGCAACTCCCATAGCCCTTGCCTCCTGCCTGCGCTGCTCGTTCACGTCGTCCACAAGCTCTTTCTTGTCCTTTACCTCGCACTTGAAGAGGTCGCCGTTAAGATGGTCGATGCAATGGTAGCGTGGCTTGCGCTCCTTGTTCCAAACCTCGATAACCCTGCACGCCCCCACGGTCTCTGGCATGAGGAACGAGACGGAGGGACGTTGGGAAGAGCCGAACTGACGTACGTTCTCGGTGAGATAGTTCTTGTCGCTTGCGTAGTGGTATATCTGTCTGAGGCGGTCGATGTCCTTCTGCGACTTGGAAAAAGCCTGCAACAGGTCGCCCCACGACATGTCGTGTATCTCGCCAACCAAGGTACAGTCCCAACCTCGGTTATCCCTCATGTTGGTATCCACGAAAAAGTAGTCGGGCTGCACCGCCGTAGTCCAGCAGTCTATGCGGTCGTCCTGCCAGCCATAGCTCTTCCTGCATCCTGCGAAGCCGCTGACGAGGAACTCCTCGAAGAGGTCTGCGTTGAAGGTGTCCGCCTCGTTGATGTCCTCGACGTAGTTAAGCAATTCGGAAAGGCAGTCAACCATTGGTTGCTCGTCCTTATCCCTCGCCGTGCATATAGGCTCGGCGTTTTGCTTGATGTACAAGCCCTTGACGGTGTTCACCAACTTTCTAATCATGTTGTTGGTAATGGCTATGCCGCCATTGCGCATGATTATGTCACGCTCCCTCACCTGCCTGCCGTACTCGTCCTTAACGGGGTCGTTCCACTGGTCGCCATAGGTATAGTCCATGTTGCGCCTGCGGTCTTTCCTAAACTTGCGTAGGTTTTCCCAACAGTGCTGCGCCTGCATCAGCACCCCATAGGCGTGGGGGTCGAGTCCGTTGTCGTTCTGTAAGTATGCCATTGTCGTGTATTTCTTTATATAGTATGCAAAAATAAAAAATTATTTCCGAATTACAAACATATCTTCGCAAAATGTGCCGATTTAGAACCGAACGGTTACCGTCCTCTTCATGTTCTTGTCGATAAGCCTCGGCAAGGGCATCTTGCGGAAACATATCCACAAGCCTATCGCCCTCGTCATTAGGAGGTCGTCGTGATTGTCGGGCCCGGGTGTCGCTTGGTACACTCCATCGGCAAGCTCGTACATCAAGTACTCGTTGAGGCATTGCTCGTCTCGCTCGACATACAGGTGCTCCCTCACCACCTCAATCAAGTGCGATATTATCTCTGGCTTGGTCTTCGTGTTGGTGTGGAAGCCGTATTTCACCTGCTTGCCCTCACGCACGTTGTCGCTCTCGCCCGAAGGTCTCGCGTAGAGGTTTTCGTACACCTCCTTTATCTGGTTGAGGATAAACGTCGATTGGTCGCCGTCTACGTTGCGCTCCTTGTCCTTCGTCTCCAAGGTGTTGCTCTCGATAACCAACAGGGCGTTGTCGTAGTAGGCGGCAACCTGCATCGCTTTCCATGCGAGCAAGTCGTGATCGATGTGCCCTCGCCACTGCGCCACAATTACGGGTCGCCCTCCGTCCTTCATCTCGAAGCGGTCTAGTACACTGATAACGCTCCAGTCCGCCTTGCGCGAACGTCCGCCAATATCCACCGTGACGAGGTATCTGTCGGCTACCTTTTGGTCGGGGAATATCTCTGGGTACTCCCATATCCACACAAGCCCTTGGTGGTCTTCCACGAAACGTAGGTGCTGGAGAGCCTCCGCTCCATTGATGTTGTCGCCAACGACATCGCCAACGACCCTTGGCGGTCTGCAATCAGCCTTTAACTCGTCCACTTGGTACTTGTCGAACACCGACGCCCCGCTGTGGGTGAATGCCTCTACATCGTCCGTGGGGTACTCGGATGCCATGTGTCCGTGGTCGCGGTATTTCTTGCGCTCCTCCACGTACCAGTGGATGCCTTCGAGCGTTGCACCTTTCTCCCATAGCCAATAGAGGTACTTGCCCGGCTCTTCGCGGTCGCTCATCACGTTCTCGTTGTTGCGGTTTTCGTAGAGCCATTGGGCGAATGCCTTGCGCTCCTCGCCGTCCTTGAAGTCCAGCCAATAGCGGTCGGGAATGTCGTACCACGGAATGAAGATGCCCTTGAACTGCGACTTGCCTTCCTTTGCCGCCTGCCACTCACGGTGGAAGAAATTGCCCGTGCCCTTGGCGGTGCTCTCGTACACCACCATCGTAAAGGGGTCTAAGCCCATGCCTCCCGTGGCTGCGTCCACGACATCCTCGGGCGACTTGCCCTCGGTCTTCTTCCATACCCCAACCTCGGAACAGTGGACTAGGTTGTAGTCGCCGCCACGGCACGATTCGGGTCGCTCCATAGAGCCGATGGTTATCTTGCATTTCCTCTGCGGCACGGAATGGATATTCTGCACGCTGCCCACTCCTGCCCACTTGGTCTCGCTCGGCGAGAAACTTTCGCCCATACCGTGGAGCAACCTCGTGGGGTATGCGCTTATCGCTACCTTGAACATCTCGGTAATGATGGTTGCGGTGGAAAGGTCTTGGGCTATCACCAGTGAGTTCAAGCCTATCTTGTGGACTAACTGCAACCATGCCATGAAGAGCTGTACGCACGTAGAGCCTCCCCACTGCCTTGCCTTTAGGATGATAAGGCGGATAGGCTCAAGGAATATCTTCAAGTTCTCGAAGCCTTGCTCAACGAGTTTCCTCTGCGAGGGTCGTAGGCGGAAGGGTATGTCGTTGCCTCCTCCCTTTGGCTTTATCCTGCCGAAGACGTAAGCCCAGAAAGGGAAATCGTACCTTATGCGCACTCTTATGTAGGTCTCGATGATGGTCGCCCGATTGTCCTTGGTGTCGTCGATGCGGTTCTTCCGCATGAAGTTCTTCAGCGTCTTGGCTTTCCTAAGCTCCTTTATCAGTGGCTCGCCCATCATCTCCTTGGGCAAATACATGGTGGGCGTGGGAAAGTCCTTGATGGTGACTTTCTCGCGCCCACCTGTGGAGTTCAGCCCTGTCAGTGGGTCGAAAGGCGCGAATGCCGCTGCCGCCCTCCGTGCGTTTTCCTTAAGTATGTCGGTTATCTCCTCGCTCTGCATATCCATGCAAAATTACTGCCTTTCGGAAAAATCGTCGGTTTATCTTCGCAAAAAGATTGGAAAATGTTTGGAAGTTTCGTTTGTTTGCACTATTTTTGCACCCGAATAGCAAATACTATTGAACAGTTAGCGTTAAAGACAGACAGATATGAACGACGAGACAGAGAGCAGAAAAGAGCGGAAGGAGAAGAACAAGGTGCGGCGAGAAAAACTTGCCGGGTACTTCTTCGATATATCAAAGTTATCCTTTACGGGCTTGGTGGTGGGAGTTTTACTACCACTAATTTCGAACTCGCAAGATATTAGCATTTGGATTGCTGCCGTTATGGGTCTTCTATTGACTATTTCGGCTGCGCTATTGGCAAATAACATTTTAAAATAAAAGACTATGAACGTACTATCATTTGTATTTGGAGTAAGTTTCCTTATAGTAGGGGGACTTTACCTTTGGACTTGCACAAGGTCGGGCAAGAAGTGGCTGCAAAGTTTGCAGTAGATAAATATAAGCGTATGGATGCAGCACTTTTTATTACATTGATGATTGCTGTGTGGCTATCTCTATTTGGATTTACACAGAATCTCCCGCAGGGAAGAAGTGGATTAACGAAATGTAATGCGATGGATACAGTAGTTAACTTAACTCCTAAAGATAGTTTGGTCGATGAGGTTTGGGGAGTAAAGGGTACTCCAAGAAGGGACGAAATGGAGGCTCGTCTGAAAGAAGAAGTAGAATCTTCTATGAGTGAAGAGCCTGCAAGCATTGCTAATGGCAGTTTCAGAAGGTCACGTGCTGCACGTAAGTTGGAACTTGCATAGCAAAAAAAATCGAGAAAAGGCTTTCTTGCAATTCCTGTAATTATTTCGGGAAAAGCAAGAAAGCCTTTTTAACTACTCTTCGCTCATTGCGTCCAACTCTTGAACCATCTGCTCCTTCAACTGGTTGCTCTCGGCTTTCAGTCGCTCTCGCTCCATCTTGTCGCCTCCGTAGTTGTCGATGTCCTTGATTTGCTTCTCGATGCGGTCTAAGTCCTTGCGCTTCTTGTACTCGTCGATTATCTGCATCCTCCTGCCCTCGGGGGTGTTGAGGAAGTTGGTGAGCTTGGGCACGAACTCGTCCACTCCGTGACGTGTCTCGCGGCGGTAGCCGTCGAAGCGGTCTTTGGTCACTCGGTACTCCCTCATGTAGTCGTAGTACCTGCTGCCCTGCCCCTTGCTGCTCGGGTTGCCGCTCTTGCTGTCGCGTAGGTTTCGGGAAACGAACGGGAGGTTGCGGATGTCCTTCATGTCCTCGTCACCCATCACCCAACCCATGCACGACTTGTATATCTTGTTGGGGAAAATGAACATTCCTCCGAAGTAGCTATTAAGAATATGCTCTATTGAGCCAGGATTGAGATACTTGCCCAATTGGGAACGGTCAAGCCCTCGCTCTACCCAACCCTTGGTGTACTTGTCGCCGCCTGTGGCATTGTTTAGCATCTCCATGGACTTGATAATCCATTTCGACGTGCCTGCATAGCACTTGGTGTATTCGGGCGCATTCTTGTTGAAACTGTTATCGCTGTATATCTGCTTGCCTTGGAAGTCGCTGTTCTGCCAAATCTCCACGAATGGGCGAACCATGCTCGGAGAGACGTTCTGTTCGGGTGTGCCGCTCATGAACGACATTGGCAAGAGGTCGCTCAGTTGGGATATGGTCTCTATGGCTACCTCGTCCTTGTCAACCATGTCGTTCTGCATTTCCCAGAGCATCTCGCCCAGTGCGTAGCTTACTCGTATCTCGTAGGACAATGGGATGGTGACGAACTTTGTGCCGCCGGCTGGTATGCAGATGTTCGTCCTGCGTACCCACTTTGGCAAGTCCTTGTATGCTGCCGTGGTATCGTCATCGTCTCCGTCGCCGCCCATCAGCATCCCTGCTATGGTAGCCATTCCGAAGCCCAGCAATGCAGGTGCTCCCAAAAGGAACGCCGTGCTCCTCACTGGGTGGGTCTTGAATGCCCTGCCTGCCTTTGCCAGTCCTTGGATTGACGGATTGACGAAGATGAAGTAACGGCGTAGGTTGCGGAAGAACTTGTACCATCCGCCATCGCCCTTCATGCCGTCAGCCCCTCGGGTGTTGAAGTTGAGCGATATTTCCTTCGCGTTCTTCACGGACTCGAACACGCTCCTGCCCTGCTCCCTCGATGTCACGTAGGTGGCAAATCGGGTTGCGTCCTCGAATACCCTGTTAGCTCGCTCCACCCATCCCGAAAGGATATTCTCGGCTTCCCTTGGCGAAATGGGTGCGTTAATCTTCTTCACGTTGCGCTTGATGAGCTTCTTGTAGTCGTTTATGGTGAGCATGCTGGTGTAACCAGTCTCGCCTCCGTTGAAGAGGAACTCCTTCATGTAGGTCTCGTACTTGCTGTTGGGGTCTGCCTTGCCCGACATCACCTTATTAATAATATGGTTGAGGTACAATCCGTTAGTAAGAGGGTTGAAGACCGCAATATTCTTCGCCCACCCTAGTTGGTAGGCTACTGGCTCTGTTGCCGCCACGATGCTTGCGGCAAAGCCTGCGTCACGCTCGTAGTTGCTTACCACGAACTCTGGGTTCAGCGAGGTATAGACGCTTGACAGGTGTCGCTTTACCTTCTCTATGATGCTGTTCTCGTCGTCCTCGATGCGCAATTCTCCGTTGATGGATTGCGCCGCCCTTGGGTTGCCGTTGACGAATATGCTGTACTCTTTGCCGCCTATGGTGACGTTCACTCGGTGCTGCTGCGCCTGCGGCTTGGTCGTGTGGTACGTCAGCTGCAACCCCTTGCGGGAGTCGCGAGCATTGCCAGCATCCTTTAGGTCGCGCATACGCTTCTCGAAGTCCTTCAGTTCTTGATCAACCTCGTCGGCTGTCATGCCCTCGGTGAGGTTGGGGTAAACCCTTTCCCAAATAGGAGCGTCTGCCGTGCCCATGTTCTGATACCATTGGCGACGGACGGTGAGGAGTGCGCTGTCGTGGTTCATGGCAAGCTCGTAGAGGCTGCGCTTCGCCCAGTTGCGGTTGCCTTGCAGTATTGCGTCCTGCCCCATCGTGCCTATCGTTGCCAGTGGGTTCTTGGCTAACGTGGTGCGTCCGTTGGCGTGCTGCAATATGCGCCCTCCGTTGCCTGCCGTTCCCTTGTAGTGGTAGCGGTCGGCTGCGTTATCGTTCTCCCAACCCCTCAAAGGTATGTAGTAGTCGAACATTCCCTTGGCGCTCTCGTAGTAGTCGCGCGAGCACAAGCCCGACTCGTAAGTCTTGCGTAGCGTCTCCTTGGTGGCTGCGTTGATTTTATCCCAAAGGTCGTCAACCGCTCCGCCTCCGTTGAAGTCGCTCTCGAACCGGTCTGCGTAGTCCTGCGCCAACTGCTCGTAGTCCTCGCCCACGTTGCGGGGGTCGAATAGTTCCTTCAAGCCCGAATAGTCACGTTGGCGGAAATCGTCGAGCGTCTTGGTGGTGTTGGGGTGTGCCTGCACGTAGTCGTCGTAGTCTCGCTGCGCTAACACCTTGTTACGCTCCAGTCCGTGCTTAGCCACGATGTACTTCAAGATGTTGCTCGGCGCATTGATGATGTCCGCTCCCTCGTCGGTGTATTTCGCTCCCAGCTTGACGAGGTTTCGGCAAGCTTTCTGTATCGGCTCGAAGAAGTTCTTGGTGTAGTACTCCTCCTGCGCCTTGTTCATCGATGATAGGTGGTTGAAGTGCCCCCAAACGTCCTCTGCCTCCTCAATCTTCTTGCCCGTCTCCTTGGCAATTGTATCCTGCAGTTTGGTGACGCTGAGCATTCCGTCCACTCCTGCCTCAGAGAACTTGAACTTCAGCCCGCTCGTAGCCTTGTCGTAAACGTCTCGCCACTGCCTGCGCTCGTCGTCGTCAATCTGGCGGAAACGAACATTTTCGTCATTTTCTTGCAAATTTTCTTCGGAAATGCTTGGATTGTCGAAATTTTCTATTACCTTTGCAGCAGAAATGAGCTCTTGATTGCTTGAGGCTTCCGAGATACTGCTCTCGGAGAGGTGCAAATTATCGGAGCTTTGAGAATTAAGCTCAGAGTTTGCTGCTGTTGCCGCGATTGGTGCGGATTGATGGAACAGGAACTCTTGAGCTTTTTCTTTGTTTATATAGGTCGCATAGCCTTTGTTTATCCAATCAATCACACTGTTGCCGCTCTTACCAAAGACGGATGACACGATATTGAAATCAATGTCGCCGTCTTTTCCCAAGTCTATCGTTACAAGGAAATTCCCCTGTGATGTTTTTAATTCTGTCAACACAGAGCGATTGCCGTCTTTTTGATAGTTGTTGAATACAGCTATCGGGTCTGCTACAGCTTGCGGCAAGTCTTTCAGCTCTTCAAGTGTAAAGCCGTGCTTGCGCATCTTCTTCATCACTTTATTACCATACAGTTTCATCGGCTTATCTTCAACGCCAGCAGCTCTTAATATTGCGGACGGACGACCAAGTCGTAAAGCGGTGTTGTCGGCATTCTCTTCCGTCAGCCCTGCAAGCTCTTCATTAAACCGTCTGTTCACAGCTTCAATGTCTGACAATGGCTCTGCCGCCAATTCTTCACCCTCCACTCTTCTCTCTTCGCTCTTACGGTAGTTGCCAACACTCAGTTTGTCCTGCATCACCACGTCTCGGGCTGTGCTTATTGGGTTGCGGTAGCGTGAAGGCTCTTTCAAGTTCTCATAACTCCGCCAAAGGATATAGCGAAGCTCGTTGTCAGAGAGGTCTTTTTCCGTTTCCAAGCCCTCAAAGCCCAACTTGTGAAGCATATCCAAGAACCAACTCTTTATCTTCTGCCACCATGAAGCGTTCATGTTCTCAAAATTGGTGTTTTCCGCAAGACCTGCAAGATACTCCTCGGTTGCCGTGCGGAAATCCCAGTTGTGCTTCTTTGCCATCTCCACAATTCTCTTGCGTATGCTCTCATCGGCGTTGCGGAACACATTGTCCAAGAAAGTGTCAAAGCGGTCACCGAACAACTTGCGAAGCCCATAGTGGGCTACTGCCTCATGGAGCATGGTCTGTTCGATGTCGGCAACACTCACATGATTAGGCACAACGATGGTTATCTTGCCTGTCTTGCGGTCATACCAACCCTTTGCCTTGCGGTCTTTGGGATTGTCAAGACTGTTAAGGTCGTTCACGATTTCCACTTCATTGGAAATGCCAAGTGTCTTTGCAAGGCTTTCTACCTTTCCCTGCATACGTTGACGCTCCCTTGCGGCAAACTCTTTCTTTTGCCGTGCGGAACGATACGAACCGCCAAGTGCTTTCGCCAATGGGCCATTCTCGTAGGATATGCGCTCATCGGTTACCTCGCTATCGGCTTCTCTTCTGCGTTGCTCTATCTCTTTGTTTAGTGAGTCAATGGTCGTGTCGTCCACTGCACCAACTTCGCGTTTTTGAGGTTCTTTCCCTGCCTTTCTTACGAGTTCGTCAACTTCGCTCGGTTTCAGCACTCGTCTTACACGCATTGCGCCTGTGATTATCCACGGGTCGGTTTCGGGGTTTGGGTTTGTGCGGTACTTATAACTGCCGTCTTTGGGCAGATAGGGCAGTCCTGCAAGCGAATGTTGATACTTGCCATTGGCATTTACGCCTGCATCGTGGGCTTCCTGTTGGTAGTCCACATCGTCAGCATACTCAACCTCTGCCCAAACAAAATCTTTCGGGAAGAGTTCTTTCTCGCCAGTGTCGGGATTTCTTCTGTTGAATTGCAGTGCATACGGTATCTCTCCCAAATGCCAACCGGGACGATAAGCCAAAGCACCGCTTCCGCCTTGTGTGCCTTTGCCTCCCGCTTTCACTTGGTTGCGCCCTGTCTTGGTCTGGCCAATTATCGGTGCAGCGTCGGCATCAAGCCATACGCCTACAGGCGTTTCCTCTCCGTTGGGATTGGCTACCATTGGAGGATATAATTTGCCATTCTTCAAGAAGAAAACCTTGTAACCTATGCCTGTCTTTCTCGGTGCTTCTTCCTCACGGATGCGATAAAGCACGCTTTCATCGTCGGTGCGGTACAGCTTATCACTATCGCCGTCGCTTTTCGCTGCGGTGTCCTTTATGACACGGAACTGCACGCGCTCGTCATCCTTGACCGCTTCTGTCAAAGCCCGCCGACGGTCTCCTGCTTTCGTCTTGTCATACTCCACAATCTGCAATCCTGCGCCCTCAAGAGCCTCACGCAAATCAGGCGCGATGTCGTTCGGTACAACGGCTTTGACAAACTCGTTCAAGTAAACGGGACGCTCAAACTTCGTCTCGAAATAAGCGGCGGGACGCTCATCGCGTATGGCTTTCACCATCGCATCAAACTCCGCCTTTTCTTCTTCGGTGAGCTTCACTCCATATTCCTGCTCCATATATCTCACAGGGTCGCGCTTGGCTACCGCCTCCAACAAACGCCAGTCGCCAACATCATCCCATGCGGAATAGCCCTCATTCAAACGCGCGGCAATTTTTTGGTAGGTAGGATACCATTTGTTGAGGAATGCCGTGGTGTCTTCAATATTGCCAGTCAGCTTGCCTTTCTCATTTCTGATGGCACTCTCTGTTTTCATTTCCTTCAGCAACGTGGCGCAGAAGTTGTTGAACGATGCGAGACCGGAAGAGCCTTTTCTGCCCTGTTTCTTCATAAGGCGCGAAACGTTTTCAAGCGTGTTCGGAACATATCTGCGGTTGCCGCTTGGGGTAAAACCGTCAAATATCACCTCCTTTATATTGCAACGCTTGGCGAAATCTTCCTCCCACCGCTCATAATCTTTCATAAGACCGTCTTCCACCACGTCTTGCGCACGTTGCAAGGTCGCTTTTGCGTTTACTCTTCCAGCCTTTTTCTCGTCAACAGCCACGTCGCGTATGAAATTTGAAGCCTGCGTCGGATCTATGCCGTACTTCTCAATGTCCTCAAGGTTCATCTGCGCAATTTCCGCCCTACGTCCATTGCCCTGCTGCGCTCTTTCGCGATAGTGTTTTTTCAAAGCCTCCACACGCTCATCAAACGCCGCCTTGTCCCCATTGTGTTTATGCGCGATATACAACTTCAAGAACTCATCAAGTTCTTCTTTCGTGAAATCATAAAGCCCTTTCTTTCCGCCCGCAGTCAAACGATTAATCGTCTCATGCGCCTCTCGGCTGTATGCAGGTTCTTCCCTGACAATTTCGGGAGTTCTCCCGCTTTCATGCAAGAACAGATACTTCATTCCCTGTTGGTTCTCATTACCATCCATCCACATGCTTATATCTGCTCGCACAACAGCCTGCATCTCTTCTGGCAATCCATTGATTGCCTTGCTTGCTGCCGTGCTGCCCCCATTACCGAATTGGCGTTCCACGTGCGGGAACATCGGTGTCCACGCATCGCCGCTGAACGTTCCTGCGCTGCCACTCTTGCGCTTGTCTGCCATGTCGCGAGAGGCTACCAAAGATATGTCGCCATATCTCTCGTGGCCATCCTTTGCCGTGTCTATCACCGCCACGCTCGGATTTGCCAGACCTCCTAACTTCAAAGCCTTTCTCAGCTTGTCTTGCGAGAGATTGTGCACGTTGGCAAGGGAATGACCCTCTTTGCCTATTGCCGTGGGGTTAAATCCTCTCATCAAGTCCTTAATCGGCATACGGGCGAACTCCTCCACCGTTACGCTTTCAAGCTCCTTGCTGCCCCACTTGCCCGCAAAGGCATCGCGGACGAATTTGAGAACATCTTTCATCCACTGCTTGATGCGCTGCGCAAGCGTCATTGCCCTCGCCGTCTCTGTTGGTCTGCCTTTCGATGCCGCCTCCCGCACCATATCGTCAAGAAGTTTCTCGCCCTCCGCTCCCGACAGGCGGCTGTGCACCTCGCTCGCAAGCAAGTCCTCGTTGTTTGCTATATCCCTATATGCGGGGTCATTCTTCACCTCTTCCCACAAGGGCAGCTGCTTCATCAGCTCCTTGCCACGCGCCCACAGCTTGGGGTTGGCTTTCTGCAAGGCGGTGTCCCAAAGATGTGTGTATTCGTGGATAGGCGTGTTGGGGTTGAGCAGTCGTGGGTCAATGTACATTTTGCCGTCTTTCACGAAGCCATACACCTCGCCGTTCGGAGTGCGCAAAAATTGCTCGTGGCTCGTTATCTTAAGGTCGTTCTCATTGAAGATGACGTAGCACTCGCCGTCCTGTCCGCCAAAGTAATGGATGCCCACGAAGCCTGCGCGAGAAAGAAACTCCGAAGCGGCCTTGTCGCTGCCCAACCAGTGTACCAATCTGTCATAAAGCGCTTTACCATGCCATCCGTTTCCTAACACATTCTCGGCAAATTTGTTAGCCGCTGAAAGCTCTTTGTCCGTTTCGGCTGCTTTTAGAAGACGCTCTGCCAACTCTTGCACTTCATCACCGCTGTACTCCTTTCTTTCTTCCAAATAGTTCCTCCCGTTGTTGTCGGGTATCTCCACACTGTAGAGGTTGCGACTTGCCTGTGTTTTGAAATCTTCTTTTTGTAATTTCCTCGCTGCTTCTATGATTTTCTCTTTAAGGGATGGACTATACAAACTCGATTTTTCCGTTTGGGATATGAAGAGGTCTTGAGCATTATCAAAAGACCAAGAGGGGTGTCTCTCCATATATCCAATTATCCCCACAATAGGATACAATTCGTATTGCTCCTTGTCCGCTATGCCAAATTCTTGTATTTCTTTTAGACCGTATGTGCCTTTATATGTTGCTTTTCGTGGGGACAAGCCTTCCGCATACCTTCTGCTCGTCTCCTTGTCAACCGCAACATACGTACCCCAGCCATGCACCTGCGCTCCCTCGCCCTCTCCCATGTGCGAGTGGTCGAAGTGGTCAAAGAAGTGCGCCGAACCGTGAAAAACGGTCATTTTCTGCAAATACCTGTCATTCGCTATTGCGGTTTCAGCGTCTTTTCGTATCTTTGCAGCGTCGATGCTGCGGATAGCGTTTCGGACGAGTGTATCAGGGGCGTTCTTTTCAGAACGAGCATTGGTAGCCGCAGATGACTTTTCAGCCCACATGGTTATGGTCTCCATATCATTTGGGCTGTTTTTGTACTCTTTCTCCACTACCACCACATAGCCGTTGGAAAGCGTCTTGTAGAAACGCACGCTTTCCCTGCCGCTTGCGTCCGTGCTGCCCTTCTCCACACGGTCGGGAGCGGTCATTATGTAGGGTATAAGCTCAAAGTCCTCATCGCGGAGTGGTATGCTTTTGTCTGTCAGCTTCGTTCCTTGCTCGCCGTGGTTTCTCTTTGCGTGAGCCACGCCGTTTGCCGTGATGTTGTGGCTGTCGAAGTCGCGCCCCATGGCTTGCCTTACTTTTCTCTGCGTGCTTTCGGGCAGCTCTATGGTGAAAGCCTTGCCGCGACTGCCGCCTGCAAGCCATTCCTTTATAGTTTTTGCCGCCTTTCCAAGCGCAGAAACCTGTGCATGATACTGTGCGTCTTTGTCCAACAAGGCGTTGCGCATTTCCTCCACGTCCATACTTACAGGCAGTCCCGCATCTTTTACAATCTCCACGATGGCCTCGCCCTGCATGCGCTGCTCTTCCGTAGGCTGCATGATGCCGCCCACGCTCTTCTGCGTAGCCTTGCCTTTGCCTGTCTGCGACGGTTGTTTGCGTTTCTTTCCGTCAATCTCTTTCTTGATGTCTTTCAGCTTATCAAGCGCACGCTGCTGGAGGACTATGACGGCATCTATCATTCCTGTTGCCATACTGCGCGGCTCTTCCATTCGCAAACCGCCCAGCTCGTCCCAAAGACTCTTCACGGTTTCGTTACCTTCTTTCAAGGCTGCTTGCAGGGCTGCGTTTATCTCCGTCCGCTGCTCCTGTGTCGCGCCTGTGGCAAAGTTCTCGTCAAACCCCAACGCTTTCAGTATTTCGCGTCGCAGCTCATCGGCTCTCTCCCTTTTCTGCTTGTTGTGAGCTTCCGCCGCCTTGCGCTTCTTGGCGGCTTCTTTCTCTGCCTGTGCTTTCTTTTCGGCAAGATGTTTCAGCCCCTCCTCACGCTCGGCAATCTCCACAGCCATGTCGAAACTCTTAAATGCTTCCACGGCAGCGGCTTTCTCTTCCGCCGTCTGCGCCGTGTCGTATTTCCACAACAGCTCGTCCGCCTTGTTGTCCACGGGGGTTATCGTCCTGCCACTGCGGTAACTGTTCTTCTGCCCCTCGGTGGGGTTAGTGTTTACATCCTGCTCGGCTTGATGTATGGCTTCCTTTGTGGTAGGCATCAGCGGGCGTAGGTGTACGCCGTTATTGTTAATTGGCAACCCTGCCTTTTGGTACACCTCAAAGATTACGTCCGATAAAAGTGGAGACACAACACCCCCTGCATCGTCATCAAATTTTGCTACCACATCGTTGGCATTGAGCGAAGTGGCGTTCTTGACAACAATCGTTTGGTCTGTTGCATATTTTTTGCGTACGTATAGGTCATTGCCCACAAACACCGCACCTACGGTCTCCGCATTGCGGTGCTTACCGCCTTTCGTCTTTTTTTCGACACCATCCGTCCACTTCACGCCTTTTGGGAGCTTTCCTTTCTTCACCTCAATGCCGTCAAGATATTCCTTGTACTTGTCTATTACAGGTTTTCCCTCATTTCCTTGCTCCGTTTCAGAACTTTCCGTAACTTTGCCGTCAGGAATGTTGTCCGTGTTTGATGCGCTGCCGACAGGCTCGCCGCTTTGAGAGGCTTGCTCGGAAGTAACATTTGCAGGTGCGGCATCTGTAGCAGAAGTTTCATTCGCGCCCTTCTCCCAAAGCACAGGTCTTTTCTTTATGTTCTGTTTGCCTGTTTCTTGGCTTGAGTTATCTCCCTTGCCTGTCTCGCTGCTTTCAGCCACATCGCTGCCTTGTTCATCTGTACTCTTCTGCTTTCGCTTGTCTGTTCCTTGTTGTCCATTGTCTTCTGATTTTTTGTTATTAACGTTTCTTGTTCCTATATTATTGTTAGGGGTGTTGGCTTTAACATACTCAACGATGCTTGCTTTCAACTCCTCGGGCGTTATTGGCTCGAAGAGGTTGACGTCAGCTTGCGCCGCACTTATGTTGTATTGTTCGAGGGTGTCGCGGAAGTCCTCTGCGCCTGCATCCATGCTCGTTGCCAGTGCCTGCGCAAACTCGTCGTACTTTTCCGTCGGGTCTAGGCCGAACATTCCTGTCTGAGAGAGGTAGGACGATACCGAATGGTATCCATTGCGTCTCGATTCTGCCACGAGTTGTGCCGCCTTGCTAATGTCTCCCTTGATGGAGTACTTGCCCAGTTGGGTGTTAGCCTTAAGCAAGGGTTTCATCGCCGTGAGCAGAGAGTTTTTCACCGCCTGCTCGTTTGAGAGTGCGGCGAGTGCCTCTTGGTCGAGGATAGTGCCAAGGATGATATTCGACACGTATTCCTGCCCCGACTTGTTGAGTGTGTCCTCGCCTGTCTGCTCGTTGCGGGTAATGAGGTCTGCAGCCTCGTTGGGCTGCAAGATGCCACGCTGTTGCAGCACTCTGAGGAACGAGGTAGTGCCGACAGGGCTGGCGAAGAATGTCGCTGCGCTGCCGTAGTCGGACAGAGCGTCCACCACAGCCCTGATGTCGGTAGCCGACAGTTGCTTGCCAGCCTTGATAGCCTTGGCGGTGTTGCCCTGACCCTTGGTGGTCTTGGCGTTGAACTTGGAGAACACTGCCGTGGTGTATGGCAGTTCCTCGTCGGGCACGAACATCAGTCGTCCATGCTCGCCCACGGATGCAAGTTGCTCGGGAGTGAAGCCGTAGAAGTCTGCGTCCTGCCTCAGTCGCTCAATGTACTTTGCGTCAGTTCCGTTCTTTGCGGCAATGTTGCCTGCCATGGTGCGTCCGTTGCCCGAATATACGATGCCACGATTGCTGACTATCGGCACGTCGTCTATCGCCCTGCCGTCGTAGTCCGCCGCCTGCTGCTCGGTGATTGTGCGCTGCGTTGAGTCGTGCTCATAGTCACGGTCGTTTACGTTGTTGCCGTTCTCGTCCGTGGGGAAGCCCTCGCTCGACTTCCATCCGTTCATCGGGTCGTGGCTTGCGGTCGCTGCTCCTGCGGGCGCAAGCACGTAGTGTCCTTTGAGTGTTGTTCCGTCGGGAATGGTGATTGTGCGTTCCCTGCCTTGCGCCTTGGGTGCTTTGTTCCACTTCTTCTCAACAGGACTGGCGGTTGATTGTTTCTCCGCCTCGATGCGTGCCTGCTCCTCGGCTTTCCTCTGTGCCTCGGCTTCCATGCGAGCTTGCTGCTCCTGCTTGGCTTGCTCCATTGCTGCCGATTCCTGCTTTAGGTGCTCGTTCTGTATGGCTTGCCAGTAGTCGAGGTTCATCTGCGCTGCGTCCAACTCTTGTTGTATCGCTGCCTTTGCCTGCTTGAATGCCGACATGCTTGTGCCCATCTTGGGCTGTTTCTTCTTCGCCTTGTCGAGGGTCTTGACGGCTGCATCGACATTGGCTTGCACGAATTGGTCTGCCTCCTTCCTCGTCAGCCCTGCCTCGTTATAGATGTAGGCATGGGCACGTGTAGGCTCTGCTTTCGAGAAGTCTGGCTCTTCGGTGTCCTTGCCGTCCTTTCCCTTGACCATGGGCATTGGCTCGACTGTGGGTTGCTGCGGCTGCTCTGCGCCCTCGTCGGTCAAGGGTTGCTGTTGCTCATCAACTGGAGGTTGCGCCTCCTCGATGCCTGCGGCTACTTTCAGGTTGTCCTCGGTGTATCTTTTGCGCTCGTTTATGTCGTTGCCGTCTGCATCCTCGAAGTAGTCAACTATAAAATTACCGTCATTGTCGATGCCCGTTATCTGTCCTTTGCCGTGCGAGGTGGTAACATTCATGCCCACGTAGAAGAGAGGTTGCCGCTGCTCCTCGTTGGTCGTAGGCTCTTCGGTATTGGCTACTGGCTCTTCGGTCGTTGGCGCGACAGTTGACGCAACGTCCTCCGTGGCTATTTCCTGCCCCTGCTGATGTTGCAGGCTAGCCTCGTAGTCCTCGATGGTCATTGGCGCACTGCCACTCTCGAACTTGTCGGGATATGCCATGTGTACCTGTCCGTCCGCCCCTCGGTAGTATATCTGTTCGCTCGAATTGTCCTTGTCTATCGTGCCGTCCTCCTTTACCATGAGGTCGCCGCCAATGACGAGCACCTGTTCGGGGTTGCCATTGTTGTCAGCCGTTGGGATGAGGGTTGCAGGGTGGACTAAGCCGTCTTCCATGTGTATTTTGGAAAAATTCTGAGATTTTTCTTGGGGGTTTGCGGAAAAGTCCGTACCTTTGCACCATGCATATCGGCACGGTTTTCAAGACAAACAGCAAGGGGGAGAAGAGACATTACTTCCGACTTGAGGAGAGCTACCGCAACAAGGACGGGCAGCCACGTACGCAGCGGCTCTGCGTGCTGGGGTACCTTGAGGAACTGCCGACGATAGCCCAACGAACGCTCTTGCGCAAGTGCATCGAGGATTTGGCCTACCATGGGCAACGCCCGATGAGCGGCGACGCGACAATAAACCGTCTGACATACCTATATTACGGCAAGATGGTGGATAATGGGCGGTTGGCGGAGGTGAAAGGGGCGATGCACGAGTACCGCGAGGCGATGGCGAAGGCAGGTCTGGAGATGGTGAACCTCTCGACTATAACCCATACGGACATTCGGGAGACGGGAGCCGAGCACGTATGCCTAGAGACGGTGCGGCGTGCATGCTGACTGGAGCGAAATCGTCCGCATCCTAAGTACCCACAAGATACTCACCACCGAGGTCGAAAGAGCGGAGGGAGGCAAGGTGAAAATCCGCCAATGTTCCGAGCCGAGGAGGCGGTGCAGACGCTTTACGCCCACCTCGCCATTACAACTACGCCCATCAAGCGAAGAAAATATGTAGTACACCCGAATGATGTCTTAAAAAAAATTGGGCATTGAAAATCAAGAAGATAATATGGGATAAGTGGCAATGTGGGTTATTCGCATAGTATCGCAACAGGAAAGAGAACAATGAACATTATAAAAAGATTAACCGCCCCGCTTTTTTATGTTAAAAGCGGGCGGTTTTATTCGTATCCCCCAAAAGTGTTGTATCCTTTTCCCTAATTTCCATCAGGGAGAAGTGAGAACCTAACTTCCTTGAAGGCATAGGAGTGGCGAGTGCCGTCGGTGCGCTCCAGTACTAGGTAGCCGTTAGGCTGCACCTCCACCACCTTGGCTTGAAATGAGCCGTCGCCGTCGCTATAGGAGTGGAAGCCCTGTCGGCGATAGAGATGGGAGAGATAGACGGAATGGACTAGTGAGTAGTTGCCGCTATCAATGGCATGGAGATATTGCTCTAGCTGACCTACTATGCTAGTCAGTATTTCGTCCAGGTCGTGCTCCTCGCCAGTTATCTGCGTTAGCGATATTGGGTTAGGCGCATCGCTCAGGAAGTGGTCTTGGTTGACATTGATGCCCGAACCAAGAATGCAGTCGTCGATATACTTGCCCGAGAAGCTGCACTCCGACAGGGTGCCGCTAATCTTTCGGTCGCCCACGTAAATGTCGTTGGGCCACTTGATTGTAGCATTGGGCGCATAGCGGGCGATGACATCGCGAATGGCAAGGGCGATGGCTTCAATCAGCACGTATTGCCGTTCGATGGGCAATGCGATAGGCCGCAGCTTGACACTCATGAGCAGGTTTTTCCCCCGTTCGCTCTCCCACGCGTTGCTGCCCTGCCCCTTGCCTGCCGTCTGGTAGCGAGAGATAACAATAGTCATCAGTTCGCCCTCCTCGCCGCGATAGTCGTGGAGGTAGCGATTGGTGGAGTCCGTCTCCTCAAGCCTTATTATCTTCAGTTTTTTCATATAACACCTCTTCTTTTAGGAGTGCAAAGATAGTGCAAAATTTCGATTTAATGAAGAAAAGAAAAGATATTTTATATGATTATCCGCAATTTGATGGCTAAAAATTTATGATTATCCGCAAGAACGGCGAGGTGACCCGCCATCGCCTGCTCCTCGAAATGGGAGCGCACGCAAAGGGCTACAACCGCTGTTCCATAGGTATCTGCTATGAAGGAGGTCTTGACGCTCGCGGCAAACTAGCAGACACCCGAACAGAGACCCAATGTAAGCAACTTCTCCTGCTCTTGATGAAACTGAAGAAACTATTTCCAAAAGCGAAGATTGTCGGTCATCGTGACCTTCCCGGAACCCATAAAGATTGTCCATGCTTCAATGCCGCTAGCAAATACGCCATCTTGTGA